CGTACCAGGCGGCGAAAAAGAAAAGGGAAACCGATGAAAAGAGTTAAGCCTGAGTATCTGAAGCTACATTATGTCCTTGTCAGTCTCGGAGGAATAATGGGAAGCGGCCCGGCGGTCGCCCCCCGCGCGGGGGCGTGGATTGAAACTACGTGGAACCGCGAGTGATTGTGTCGCCGTTCAAACTGAAAACGGATTGATACCGAAGCGGGGTCGGGGCGAATCGTCGCTGTCCGGTAATAGTCCCTTGACAGGACGCCGATGTCGGAATACCCGGATGAAGCAGCTTTTGAGGGTTGGAGAAGATGAAAACAATATCATTATGGCAACCGTGGGCATCGGCAATAGCGCTTGGGGCTAAGCGGATAGAAACACGCAGTTGGAGCACAAGCTACAGGGGCCCATTAGCCATTCATGCGGCCAAGCGGTGTATCAAAGAGGAATTGATCCACCTGTCTTGCCTGCATAACTGGCACGGCGCCCTGTATTTCAATCAAAATTTTCTTGCACTCCCATTTGGTGCGGTTATAGCTATATGCGAACTCGTTGATTGCCGCCCGACTGAATCCTTTACCAACGGTGAACTCGACGCAGTGCGCTTCCCTCCGCATCTGAGTGTTTATGGATGGACGGAACGCAGTATGGGGGATTTCGGTCTTGGCCGGTTCGGGTGGGTACTGGCAAATATCAAGGCGCTGGATGATCCCATCCCCCTTAAAGGGATGCAGGGGTTGTTTGAGTGGAAGATTTAGCCGCTGACGGTTGGTGTAGACAAAGAAGGCGACTATTGAGGAGGAATAATGGGGCGTTTCTCATGATCTTGGTGGATGATCGAACCGGAGCGGTTGAACTGGAACCGTATGTAGCCAAGATGGCGCCGTGCAGGATCAATAGGCTTGAATACGGTGATTTTGCCTGGGTTGGAAACGGCAAGGAGAATGAACCATTAAGCATTGGAGTTGAGAGAAAAACCATCTCGGATCTATGCTCCAGCATTACTACCGGTAGGCTAAGCGGGCACCAACTACTGGGCCTTTTAAACACCTACAGTCACGTTACGATCTTGCTGGAAGGTATATGGAGGTCTAGCCCGCAGGACGGGATGCTGGAAGTTTACAGGGGTGGAACGTGGGCGCCGCTCAAGCGAGGGCCCACCCGGTGGATGGCGAATACTATCTACAATTATCTCAATACCCTATCCATGATGTGCGGGGTGAAGGTATGGCAGACCGGCACTGCCGTGGAGAGCGCTCAATGGATAGCGGCCCTGTACAGGTGGTCCCAGAAAGACTGGCATGAACATCGCAGCCTGCATCAGTTCTGCGAGATACCGCCGCGGGGGGCCCGCGCCCGGCTCACGGCGCCGACTCTCGTGCATCGCATCGCAGGGGAATTCAAGGGTGTGGGGTTCGACCGAGGGGCGAAGATCGCGGGAAGGTTTGCGACCCCCTGGGACTTCCTCACGGCGTCGGAGGCTGAACTGACCGAGATCGAGGGGATTGGGCCGAAACTGGCGGCGTCAATCGTGAAGGAGATCAACGGATGAAAATCCGCAAGAACTACATCTGTCCAGTCTGCCGTGAGCCGATCCAGAAACGCGGTGCGACACATTACCGCTGCCAGGGTCCGGATGGCCCCAATATATCGTACATGAGCGCAGCGCTGGATCGGGTGCTGCATGAACTGGAGCGCAAAGCCGATAGCGAGGTGAAGTGGTGGAACCGGGACATGGGGTTGAAGAGGCTCAAGGAGATGTTTCCCACTATGGTGGAAAGGGTTCAGGCTAATGAGACGAGGTGAGGCGTGAGACTGGGGATGTTAATGGGAAAGACCCTTTGCTGGTTAGACTGCCACGATTGGAGCAGGAAGCATCGTTGTGGCATGTACGAGAGTCGCGGCGCTGTGCGGAGAAGGTGTAGCCGACCCGGGTGCAAAGTGACAAAGATCGTACAGAGGGGTTGGTTGTGAGGCAGGTTCGTGATGTGGCAATCGAGGCTCTCGTAGCCAGAGGGTTCTCCCCCGCCGAAGCAGAGCAAATAATCCGGCGTATAGAGAGCGGCAAGGGTGGAGACAACTCGGAAGCATCGTTGTGGGTTGTGTCCTTCGGCAAGTGGAAAGGGACCCCTGTCGAGAACGTGGACACAGGGTATCTCCGCTGGTTGCTGGCACAAAATTGGTTTTTATCAAGATTCGCTTACCCAGCCGAGATCGTATCCAAGGAACTGGAATACCGTGACAGATATGGAGTGTTTGCGTGAGACTAGCCCGTGGATGCAACAGATGCGGCCTCCAACAGCGCATCGTGTGGGGTGTGGGCCCTGCGCCGGCAAGAGTGATGTTGATCGGTGAGGCCCCAGGGGAGAACGAATCCCGCGCCGGGGTCCCGTTCGTGGGAAAGTCCGGCAAGGAGCTGGATTACCTCCTCGCGCGGGCCGGGATACAGCGCGGCGACGTCTATGTCACGAACCTCGTCAAATGCCGACCACCCAAGAACCGGGACCCGAGCCCTGAGGAAACCGAAGCGTGCGCGGGTTGGCTGTCCGAGGAACTGGCCCAAGTGCGGCCACGGTTCATCATCGCGGTCGGTCGGATCGCAGCAAGGTGGTTTCTTGGGGACGTGAGCATGGACGCGGTGCACGGGTTGCCGTTCAAAGTTGCCGACAGGATTGTCCTTCCAGTCTTCCACCCGGCGTTCGGCCTCCACGTACCTGAGAAAATGCTGATGGTCCAGGCCGACTTCGAGGCGGTTGGGGAGATTGTAGCGGGAAAACGACCCATCACACCGCCCGTGGACGAGTTCGCGGGGAAAGAGGATTACGGGGAGCTGCATGACTGAGTTGATCGCAGTCGATACAGAATGGGCGCGTGGCAAGCCCTGGTGCCTGTCGTTCAGCGATGAACCGGGCAAGTCTCGTGTTATCATGGCCGACCAGACCGATGCTCTGGCCCGCCTCAACGCCCGGCTCTCCAACCCTGGCACGATCACGATCATCCAAAACTGCCTCTACGACCTGCCTGTTCTCGACAGGATGGGCGTGAGACCGTTCAAGGTCATCGATACGATGATCGCGGCCTACCTGTTGTGTGTCGAACCCCAGGCCCTCAAGACTCTCGCATACCGGCATCTGGGCATGGAGATGCACGAGTACGCGGACATGGTTCGGCCAGCCACTATCCGCAAGGCGCTCGGCTACCTCGGTCAGGTTGTCGGTCTCCCGTGGCCTAAACCCTCGCCGGTTGAAGTCTGGGAGAAGTCCAAACGCCGCCTCAAGCAGCCCCAGAACATTGAGAAGAAAGCATGGAGGATTATCAAGGACACCATCGAGAAGGACTCCGACCCGTGGGAACGCTGGCATAACATTGAGGTCGAAGAGGGTCGTGGTCTGGTCGAGGCTGTCCTCGGGTCAATGCAGATTGGCGATCTGAGCGACATCGACCGCGATGCCGCTATCCGGTACTCGGCTCGTGACGCGGACGCGACCCTGCGTCTCTACCACGTCCTGTGGCCGAGGATCGTGGCAGACGGGTTGGAGGATTGCTTTTGGGCCGACATGGGCGCAATCCCCATGATCGTGGACATGATGCGCGTCGGCATCAGGATCGACCCTGACCACTTCCGTGAACTCTCGATCTATCTGCGCGACAAAGCAGCCGAGACACGAACCATGATCTTGACCAAGCTCCGTGGCATGGGGATCGACCTTGCCGACTTCAACCCGAACTCCTGGCCCCAAGTAGCCTGGGTCCTGTACGAGAAACTGGGCCTTGTGACCGCAAACGGGTCAACCAGCACGGACGCGAAAACCCTGTCCACGCTGCTCGAATCCGGCAGCCTGACTCCGGCCCAGCACGAGATCGTGTCAGGGGTTCAAGACTACCGAACCTACATCAAGCTCAAGGGCACCTACGCAGACACAATCCCCCTCCTCGCTGACAAGAACAGCCGGGTCCATACCACGTTCAAGGTCACTCGAACAGCTACCGGGAGGTTGAGTTCGGCCTCCCCAAATTTGCAAAATCAGCCGGTAAGGAGCGAAGAAGGCCGGAAACTCCGTGACGGGTTCGTTGCCCCGGACGGCTGCAAGCTGTTGTCGGTCGATCTCAGCCAGATCGAGATGCGCTGCGCCGCCCACTTGAGCCAGGACCCTGAAATGGTCCGAATCTTCCTGGACGACCTCGACCTGCACTCGCAAACCGCAGCGAGGATCTTCGGGGTCTCGCTCGATCAGGTTGACGAGAAGAAGCACCGGTATCCTGCCAAGTGCTTTCACCCGGACACCGAGGTTTTAACCCCTACAGGTTGGGTTAAAATGAAAGACCTCCACGGAGGACCAATTTGCCAAGCCACACCGCAGCATCAAATAGGGGTAAAGCTGGAATGGACAAGCAGCTACCAGCTTCAATTCAAACAGAACCACTGTTCCCACCTTGTTCATCTCAAGAACGAGGGGATAGATATTAGAGTCACCCCAGACCATAGAATGCTGGAGCAGACCGCTCACGGGATATTCCAGGTTAAAACCCCGGCAGAATTTGTGAAATGCAGGCATTTCTGGAATAGCGGTATGCTCAATACTGGAAGCTGGGAGGTAGATGAGACATTGCTCAGGCTCGCAGTGGCGACTCAGGCTGACGGTTCCTATAACCGGAAGAAGATCAGATTTGGGTTTAGCCGGACGCGGAAAATTGAAAGGATGAGGCAGTTACTCTCGGGTTTAGACTATTCCGAGGCCGAGCACCGGAATGGCATGAACGGAACGGTAAGAGCCTTCTCTCTTGGGCGGGAACTCACAGAAGCTATTAAGAACATACTAGACCCCGATAAGACTCTCTCTTGGAGGATGTTGAACCTGACCCCTTATCTGCGATCTGTTGTGCTGGACGAAGCTAAACTTTGGGATGGCCATACTAGCCGATGGCAATGCTCAAACTATAGTTCATCCATTAAGAAGAACTGCGACATCCTACAGGCTATGGCCGCTATTACAAACAGAAAGACCAGATTAGCGCAGCCTGGTATCTGGGATTTAACAATACGGCAGAATTCCAGAAGCAGAGGGGGGAATATAAAGCTGACAGAGATTCCGTACTCCGATGAGATAGCTATGCTCTCGGCGCCATCCACTTTCATTCTAGCCCGAGATGGGGGAATCCCTGTAATTGTTGGTCAGACAGTCGGTTTCGGCGTTCTCTACGGCATGCAGCCGGAGGGGTTGCAGGCGACCTTGGCCACGAAGGGCGTCAACTGGACCACGGATGACTGCGCCAGGATGATTGATGAGTGGTTCAAGATATACTCCGGCGTGAGGGGGTACATGAACGGGGTCCATGACCATGCACGGCGTTTCGGCTACGTGGTGGACATGTTCGGCAGGCGCCGGTACATTCCCCATGCCCGGTCCCAGGACCGTAGGCTCCAAGCGGCAGCAATGCGGGAAGCGGGGAATTTCCCGGTGCAATCATCGGCCCAGGGCATCATCAAACGCGCCATGGGAAGTCTTGTTCCCGTGTATCGCGAATGGCGGCGTCTGGGTGTGGTCTGGGACCCACTGGTCCAGATCCATGATGAAATCCTCAGTCAGGTTGAAGACGCAATGGTGTATATTGTTGCTCGAATCCAGATCATTGTCATGGAAACAGTTATCGAGTTATCGGTCCCGGTCAAGGCGGACGGAAAGGCCGGGGTGAGATGGGGTCAACTGGAGAAGATCAAGGAGGCGCAATGACAGAAGCTGAACGCAAGGACTGGCTCGAATCACGCAGAAAGGGCATCGGTGGCAGCGACGTGGGCCCGATCATGGGGCTATCCACCTGGTCCACGGCCTATGACGTGTGGAAGGAGAAAGTCGGCCTAAAGCCCATTGAGGAGCGCGACACGAAGCAACAAGCGTATGGCAAGATGCTCGAGGACACCTTGCGGCAATGGTATGTCCGCGAGACTGGCCGCGAGGTCGTGGTGCCTGAAATGCTCGTTCACCCGAAACACGAATTCATGCTCGCGAACCTCGACGGCGTGACCGGGGACCGGCGCGTTGTCGAGATCAAGACCTCGCGATCCGGCAAGGACTGGGGCGAACCGGGGAGCAATGTCATTCCGGTCTACTACGCCGCCCAGGTGCAGCATTACATGATCGTGACCGGCATCCATGTAGCCGACGTGGTGGTGAGCATCGCAGGGTCCATGCCGGAGATATACGAGATCCCGGAAGACATCGAGATGCAGCGGGTGATCGTGGACGCGGAGACCGAGTTCTGGCAACTGGTGCAATCCAACCGTCCCCCCGAACCTGTCACGTTCGAAGACGCCATGGCGCGGTTCGGCGGCATGTCACAGGCAGGGATGGTCCAGGCCACGGACGATGCCGTGGAGGCGTGGAAGTGGATTAGGGGCATGAAGGACATCATAGGTGAACTCGAGGAGCAGATGAAGAAGCGGAAGGCGGTGGTGATGAATCTGCTCGGAGATTCCGACACCCTGGTCGATTCCATGGGCAATGTTCTCGTAACGTGGAAACTGGCCAAGGGCCGGAAGGCGTTTGACAAGGAGAGGTTCGAGGCCGAGCGCCCGGAACTGTTCGCGGAATATGTTCGCGAACAGCCAGGGTCGAGGCGATTCCTGCCGAAATGAACCGTTTGGATTGAAAGGGGGGTCAATCCATGGGTCAAGTCAAGAACAAGGCCAAGAAGCGCCGGGTCGCGTGCCCCGATTGCGGCAAAGTGCGGTGGATCTCGCTCTGGCACATTATACGTCCAACCTACACAGGCCGCTGCGTGGCATGCTCGAACGCAGCGAGGACAATATCAAGGACATGGGTCAAGCGGGGTAAGGAATCAAGAAGCAAGGTGCAGCGGGAGTTGCCCGCGCCGTGCGGCTCGATGATCGTGCCTTGCATCACGG